TCGAGCAAAATTTAAAACGTACTCAACATCTTCTTTTGACAGAAGTATATCTTCTTGATTTTCCTCTAATGACAAGACATCATCTTGTTTTTTTTCCAAAATTATTCTCCTTCCAATAGGATTCTTTAAACTGATTGTACCAATGACATTATTTCTGCCGATGGATCATAATTATCTTCTTTCAAAAGTTCTTGGTCTAGTATAGAAGCATAATAAGTGCCATATAAAAGACTGCTAAAACGATCTTTTCGACTCCCTGGACTTTCAGTTAACTTAATATTACCTATAGTTACTGACATTGCCAAGTTAATACATTCGCTTATCAATAATGATGTTTGAACATAAGGTGCTAAAAACCAACTTTTTGCAGAAGGATCGTTTTGATCTAAAAACTCTTTTTTATAGGAAGATTTTATTAAATAATCTTCAGCAGACATTTCATCTACTAAAAATCTAAACATTCTTTTTTGTAATTTATCTCTCATTTGTACCGCCATAAAAGAATTTAATTTTACAGTTGCAGAGACAGGATATATGTTTTGAATTGCTCCTACTCCCAAAGTACGCTTAGATAATTGCTCATAATTATCATTGCTAATTGTTTGATCTGGAACAATAGTCCACGCAGGCCATTCTATTCCACTTTCGGGATCAGTAGTAATTTGCCCCAATTGATCATACATAGGAAGTCCGCCACCACCTGTTCCAACATCCAAAACCAATATGTCTGCGTCAAAAGCATAATATAATTGTTTGATACGTATACTTTGCGAAATAGAGTCAACGCCTGAAAAGGTTTCCATATAAACTAAATCTATTGTATAACCTTTACGAGTAGGCATTAATCTCAAACAACTAGAAGCAGATAAATCGTTGCTTTTGCCAGCTTTTTGAGCAACATCACAAGATATAAGCCTTATTTCGCCATCTACTTTTTTGATATTATAAGGGTTTTTTTTAAAATTATATGTTTCTGCCCTTTGAGGATAAAATGCCTTTTTTATTGTTCTTGCTCTATCAAACATTTGTAACTTAAAATAAGCATCTGAATTTTCTCCATAAGGAATATTATAAATCTCTTCCAATGCAGTTATTTCATCCATCTTAGATATTTCGTTTTTAATTTGTTTTGCTGTTTTTATATGGTGTCTTATCGAAACAGCAAAATCAATAGCTATGAATCCAGAATTATCACCTTTTAACATTGCAATAATATTTTTTTTTGTTTCATCAAACCACCAAAGATATTTTCTATATGCACTTGAAATAAATACTTCTTTTGGTTCTTCGCCTAAGTGTTCATATTTTGGGTTTTTAAGATATGGAGCCTGTCTAATATATGAAAAAGGTCTAATAACTGCATCTAAAACCGCCTTGTCAATTAATCTAAATTCTTCGTAGACGGTAAATGTGCTGCGTTTCCCACGGCTGGAATCACGGCTAGCAACAATTTTTATAACGCTTCCATTATAAAAATCTACCTGCCATTTATTCATATTTTCTGTTAATTTTTTGATTTCTCTTGAAAGATTTGGGTAATCATTGCGCAAATTTACAATTTTATCACTTACAATAATTCCAGCTTGTTGTTTTGTGCTACTTACAACAACTATTTCGCTATTAGGGTAAAGAACTGCTTTTGCACACGCAAATACTGCAACGATCCAGGTCTTACCAACAGCACGGCTGCAAATTGCCACAAAAGAATCGCTTACACTCATCAAATATATAAGTAATACTTGATAAGGATGTAGTTTTATACCAAAATAATGCTCAATAAATCTATGCATATTTCGACGATAAAATGTAATCCAATTAATTAATTTTTCTCGTTTTAATTGACTAATCTCCGATTCTTTTATGAAAGATAGAGACTTTTTACGAATATCTTGTCCTTCAAGGTCTCTCCTCTTTTGTGTTTTAAAGTTTTTATAAGAAGGCATTTACTCTCCTTCTTCTATTTCATTAGGCATACCAATTGCTTCTAACTCTACTGTATTGAAATCTCTAGAACCAGTAATAAAGTTGCGAATAGAACGAATAATATCTTCTCTATCTTTTTCTATATTATCCATATCATGATATTTTTTCTTGTTTTTCCACCATTCCGCAGGTGTTTTTTGTTCAATGTCTTTAATCCATACTCCAAAAGCATCTTTAAATTTATTTGCATCTATTGCATTTTGAAGAGCTGGAGTTAAATTGCTATTTTTCATTATTTCTTGTAATTGTTTTACAAGATTACTAGTAGATTTTCCTTCTATTCTAGTTTTACGTATTTCATTTTGCTTATGACAGATTTCTCTAACAAGAACTTCTTCACCTTGAGTATTGCATTTGGTTGTTTCTTTCCACTTAGCAAACTCAGATTCTAAATATTCGTAATCCTCTATATCCAATTTTCCTTTACCCCATGAACTTTCATAATAATCTTTATCAGGAATAGAAACAGAAGGAGATTTAATAATATTCGAAGAAGGTTCTACAAAAGTCAAATCATCATCTATATCCCTTTTTCCTATTTGAGTTCTTTGTATTGCAGTTAATTTTGATTTATAAATTCCGAAAATATTGCTAGTATCTGCCCCTTTTTCTACACGAGTTTTAATATGTTGTTTTACACTTTCAATAGCCTTTTCATCATATTGCACATTGAGTAATCGACACATTCGCAATAAAGTTTTTTCAATTGTATGTTCTGTGGCAATAAAGGAGTCATAAATTTCTTGGCAACAATCTTTGCAAATAGACATTAAATTATTGCTATCTAAGAATATGTTTGTAGCTTTATAGAAATGTGCTTCTGTTTTATCCTCCATGCATTTTCTACAATAAAATTTCGGCTTATCTCCGACTTTTCTTCTACTTTTTACCATAGTTAGTCCTCTATATTTTTAAATCAAAAATAGGCTATTGAATAAATAGCCTATCATTAGTTTGTATCTGATATATGTTTTTTATGCCATAGGCATAGCAGTAAATTGTGCTATCAATCTCTAGAAAAATTTAATAAATCAAGTCGATGATACATATCCCAACATTTTTCATCGTATTTTTTTGCGCCTTCTATTTCGTTTTTATATCTGCCTAAATAATAGCTTTTGCCTAAATATCTTATTGTGACCTTCCATTTTTTATTTTTTTTATCCCAACAAACCCCTTTATATTGACTAGAAGGATTTCTTCCATACTTTTTAACGCCCAGTTGACATTTTGAAAGATATTCTTTTTGTTTTTTTGTTCTTTTGCTTCCTACGGCATTTTTGTTATTCATTTTTGAAGCCGATAGTTTCATTCTTGTTTCTTTTGTCGGGTGTGTTCCCCATAAAAAATGATTTTTGCCATGTAATTTTGGTTGCGAATTAGACATTTTTCTTCTAGATTTCAAAGAATGATTTCGACCTCTCATAGGAGCACTTCCACCAAAACTAATATTATAGCCACGTTTAGATTTATGGGCATTCAGTTTTTTTATCCAAAAAATTTCTTTTTTATTTAATTCATCAACATTGCATTCTTCTATAATATAAACCTCAAAGTTATCTTCACCATATTTGTTCCATGCGTTTTGCAATATAGAACAATTGTCTTTATTTCTTCTTAGTTTTCTTTTGTGTTCATTAATTCTTTTTATTATATTTACAGCTTGTCCAACGTACTTATATTTATTAGTTTTATTACAAAAACAATATATTCCACAAACTAAATCTGTTTTATTCATTTTTTCTTTTTTATATAATGTTTTTTATTTACTATTAACTAATAGAGATTTTCTTTTATCTTTATTGAGCAAATTGTTTTTTCTTCTTGAAATACACTTACAATCTTGGCATCGAACTGACTCCCACTTCCCCGCAGAAGTATAATAAAAGCCTTCTTGTTTTAAGTTTGTACTTCCACATACAGGACATTGATTATCTTCAATTGTATTGTACAATCCAACATTGAAATTTCTAACATATGGTCTTATACGATAAAACAATTCTTCTGTTGAAAAAATATCGCCTTCATTATATTCCAACATAGTTTGTAGTGCATTTAAATCACCGTCACTACATCTTCGCCACAAAGAAAATCCATCATTTTCTATTTTATTTCTTATCCCTAGTTTTTGATTAATGTATTTTAACTTATTCGAAACAAATTTAAAATTTTGTCTAGCTATTGATAATGTATCAATAATTTTGAATTTTAGAGGAGGTAAATCATAAAGTAAAAAAGCCGAATTGATCAGTTTATTGTCAAATCGAACAAAATTATGTCCTACTACTGCATCACATTTATTAAGAAAATTCCAAATAGATTGCGTTATTCTTTTAGCATTTCTATTTTTCGCTTCTTTGGGCACCAAAACATCTGAAAACATCTTTGATTCATTTAAAAATTTGCCTGCCCAAGAAAGCACACACGTAGGAGAAATTACTTGGTCAATACTTATGTTTTGATCATAAAGTCCCCATGCATAAACTATTGACGGCAAGGTTTCTATATCAACTATACCTATTTTTGGACTATTATGATGTTTTAAATTCTGATTTTTTCCTAATATTCCCATACTCTTACGGGCATTTTTAAATGCCCATCGCAAATTTTCACCACTTTTATAGCCATATTTTTTTGCTAGTTTTCCCCAGAACGGTTTTCTTCCTCTATTTAATTTTTTTTGTTCTAAACAATCTGAAAATATGCTTTCTTTCAAGAAATTTCTCCTGGTTGTATTGATAAGACAAAACTATTGCAAAAACGTACCACATTCGTAACAAAATCTGTTAGAACTTCGATTTGGACCACCACAAATAGGACATCTAATTTTTTCTCTTGTATAAACTGGCTTTTTAATTATATCTCCATCTTTAGTATATCCTATTAATTTTAGAATAATTGTATGGGATTGTTCTTCTAATTCATTTGTTGAAACAAAGTTGA